AACTATTGCCGTTGAACCGTTGCTCAATGGATACGTGCAGAAAGGCACCGACATTTTCATGCGTCGGTGCCTCAAGCGCGTTGGTCTTGATCTTAGTTCGCAAGAACGGAATCAAGAACTAGCCCGTCTAGGTAGTTTACCTGGACAGAGCGATCCTTTTGTAACCATTGATTTATCAGCCGCCAGCGACAGTATCGCTACTGAAGTTGTGCGGCGCCTAGTACCTCCCGATTGGTTCGAATTTTTGAACTCGATTCGGAGTAAAGGTTATGAACTCGACGGAGCAGTGCATCGCTACGAGAAGTTCACATCAATGGGTAACGGTTTCTGCTTTCCTTTAGAGACGCTTATTTTCGCGTCCGTCTGTCATGTGTATTGTTCCCCGGGCGACTTTGTCGTATACGGGGACGATATCATAGTCAGACGTTCCGTTTCCAAACAAGTTATTGCAACTTTATGGAAATTAGGATTCCGGCATAACACAGAGAAGACCTTCTTAGAAGGCGATTTCCGTGAAAGCTGTGGAGCAGATTGGTTTAGCGGTCGAGATATTCGACCATTAACACTTGACTATGCTTTCGATTCTGCAGAAAACATAATTAAGTTCTACAACATGTCTATGCGGAAACCTCTTTGGTTTCATGCATTTCGGAACGTACGTGAGTACCTTCTTGAGCTGATACCCAAACACCAGAGACTCGTGCGCCCTTATAAAGGCGTCGAGTATTCTGCGTTTGAGGTATCTCTCGACATGTTTATGACTTCTCCATTTGCACGCTGGGATCGAAAGATCCGTGCGTGGTCGTGGTTGGAAGTCATGGTTTCCAGTGTCCCTGATAAAGACATCCGGAAACGTGAGCGGTACCAAACCGCGTTAATGATGGGTGCACTGAGTGGAGTTTCTGCTCAGTGTCCCTTCGCTAAACGTCGAAAGACGTCACGAACCGTGAGACGAACGTCTCACGCGGGAGCCACGTGTTTATGGCTTCCGACCGATTTACAGGGGTAATTTCCTGTAATCGGATTATGAGGATCTGGTAATTCTTGCAGCGTCGATATTTTCGCTGCCCAGACACCTCAGAGGGTCCG